CAGATGGTTGATACTGAAAGTCATCCTTTGTGGCTCCGCCGCAAACGCGGCGAGTTCCACGGAGATTTGGGAGGACCCTTCTACACACTGAAATGGTGGTCTGAGGTTGAGAAACCAAAGGTTACCATCAGGAGTAGTCGGTCGTCGGATCCAACCGACGCCTGGCCGGCTGGCAGGATTCAAACGGACACCGTTTATCGGGGTCCGCTTCTGCCTGCTGATCCAGGATCATTGCAATACCATCTCCCATTTCCGGTTTCGTCTTCAAAAGACGATCTGGATGTATGGGGGACTAAGGCAATTGCAATGTGTTCCCCCTCGAATCCCACCGTCGATCTAACCACTGCTCTTGGTGAGTTGATCCATGACGGCGTTCCTGCCGCTATTGGATCTACGCTACGTTTGTGGCGTAATCTCAGTCCCAAAGAACGCCGAAAGGCGATTGGGCATGAGTATCTCAACATTGAGTTTGGTTGGAAACCACTTATCTCTGACTTGCAAGATCTTTGCAAGGCTATCCTTAAGTCTGACGAAATTCTTCGTCAGCACGAAAAGGATTCAGGTAAGATGGTTCGACGGAAGGCTGACTTCCCGGAGGAAAGTTCCCAGTCTGTAGAGGTTGCCTTTTCAGGCGAGTCGCCTTGGCTTGCGCCGAGTACGACAGATCTCTACCTACCGGGCTTTTCCGATTGGGGTAAGGTGTACGTGAGTCAGAAACTCTCTGTACGTCGGTGGTTTAGTGGCGCGTTCACGCATTTTGTTCCAGAAGCTGATAGCTCGAGGAACGCTATTGCGAGGCACGCCATCCAGGCAAGAAAATTGCTTGGAATATCACTGACTCCAGACGCTGTCTGGAACCTTATGCCATGGAGCTGGGCCGTCGACTGGTTCGTTGATGTTGGTGATATTCTTACCAACTGGACGAATTGGGCAATCGACGGACAGGTGTTGCTGTATGGTTACATCATGGAGCATAAGCTTCACGAGAAGACCTATACATACGTTGGAAAGACCGGTTTTCCCGGTAATGTCCAACCTAGTGGTGTCAAAATGGTCGTTGAGACCAAGATTCGACGCCAAGCAACGCCTTACGGTTTTGGCTTGAACTGGAGCGGGTTCTCCGCTCGGCAGATAGCCATCCTTACTGCGCTCGGCCTTAGCCGTTCGTAGTATGGGACTCATGCTAGCGTATTAATATCGCCAACAGGGAGTCTAACCGGGCTCCTAGGAGTGATGCTCATGTCGTTTGCCGACCCACTATCAATCACCATCGGCGGTGTCACATCGTCGCTCCCGCGCATCAGCGTAGGAGACGATACGAGTGAGTACCAAAGTGGTGACGGACTCGTCAAGTTGTCTGCCTCCCACACTTACGGGAAGCGAACTCGGCGACTTCTGCGGGTCGATACCTCGAAGATGACAGCTGACCCTTTCAGGCCGGCTGAGAACGTCCAGGTGTCCATGTCGAACTACCTGGTGTTCGATTTGCCCAAGGCTGGCTTTACGCCGGCCGAGGCAAATGCGGTGTGGCAGGGCTTCAAAACCCTGATCATCACCTCTTCGGACTTGATGATTGTCAAGCTCCTGGGGGGCGAGTCCTAAAAGGCCTTTGCTATCTTACCGATTAATTTCGGGAGTAGCGAGGTCCCAATGGGCTTGCATTCCTATGAGCTGGCATCACCATGTCAGCGGATAGTCCTGGCAATGGAGGATCTACCGAGTCAAATCGGGACATCCTACCGGATCCAGGTGGTCCTTCAGGAGGATTTGGTCCTCATGAAGGATATCGCTCTGATCGTAATCCGGGTCATCCCGTCACTAGAAAATATATAGTGACGGCTGTCGCGGTGATCAATGCGATCTATCTGCTAGGTAATACTTTCATCAGTACCACACAGTGTGGCCACTGATGAGAGAGCAAACTCTACGGTAGCGGTTCGGCGTCAACGGGGGTACAAGGTATCGTACTTTGTGCTCCCCTATTGGCCTTACTTCGTTTCCGTCTGAGTCTTGTCGTCATGGGCTAGGGATGGATCACCTTCCAACGAAAGGAGGGGACCCTGAAAAGCCTGACGTCACTCTGGTCCTGTGTCGCACATGAAATGGCGACACGATGCTGCACCAGCGCCACTCTCGACATAAGAACTGTCGAGAGACGGGTAGAACACGAGGGGTTGTCGTTTCTAGCGATTACCCTGGCGGACTATGGAAAAGCTGTCCAAAAATGGCTTGACCATGGTCTCGTCGTCCCTTCAGACCAGACGGCTTTTAAAGCGTCTGGCCCTATTGGTTTCCCTGCATTCCTGCAAGGTTTCCTTGGACGTGTGTTCGACCCTAGTAGTGGCGTGCTGTTGGAGAATCCGGATATCGAAGCAATCTATGCTATTCGCCAGCTAACGCTGATGTTTAGCAAGATTAGTCCTCCCGGTCTCACCAGAAATGGTGGGACTACCCGTGTAGTTACGCGGGAGAGGGAGAGGCTAGCGATGTCCGAGTTCCTTCAATGTGAGAAGGAGGTGAGGGAATCAGACCTTATCCTGGACCCCGTCTATAAAGACAGGTTTGGGCGTATGTCTGATTTGCTTTTCGGGGAGATGTTTGGGAAGCTGGAAGAAATCCTGGCTTTCCATCACCTCATTCCGAAGCATGGTCCAGGCGCTGTCGCGGATCGTCTCAGCAGTAATGCTAAGTACGATTCGCGAACCTGGACCACCAGACTTCAGTCCGTTTTTCGGGCTGAAGACTACCTTGTAGCTAATCCGAACGTAAGTTCTGATTTATGCAGGAACGCTTTTTCGGTTTCTGCAACGATGTACTGTTATCAGTCATCGGCTACGAAGTTTCACCTCCTCGAACCCGACGCGGAGATGCCCGTGAGGGTCATCACCGTGCCTAAAACGCTCAAGTCACCTCGGATTATTGCCATTGAACCGACCTGTATGCAATATATGCAACAGGCGCTCTTTGGCATCATCCGCGATGGAATTGAGAGGTTTTACCCCCTCTCGTCCATGATCGGAATCGAGGATCAGGAACCTAATCGGAACCTGGCTCGTGAAGGATCCCTCAGCGGGGACCTTGCTACGCTTGATCTAAGCGAAGCTTCTGATCGTGTCTCGAATCAGCATGTACTTGCCTTGTTTGCTAGACATCCTCTTTTGCTTGAGGCGGTCCAAGCTACTCGGTCAAGGAAGGCTGATGTACCTGGTCACGGAATAATCCGTTTGGCCAAGTTCGCGTCTATGGGTTCAGCTCTTTGCTTTCCGGTGGAAGCAATGGTCTTTTTGACCTTGATCTTCCTAGGAATTGACGAAGAGCTCAGCACTCCGCTTTGCGACGAAAGGGATATTAATTCTTTCGTCGACAGGGTGCGTGTCTTTGGGGACGACTTAATTGTCCCCCGAGACTATGTGCTGTCCGTTGTTGACACACTGAGTACTTTTGGGTACAAAGTGAATGTCAGCAAGTCTTTCTGGACCGGAAGGTTCAGGGAGTCTTGCGGACGGGAGTACTATGACGGCCAAGACGTTAGTATAGTCAAGGTTCGTGCTGTACTTCCGACACAACGGCAGGATGCGACGGGTGTACTTTCGGCAGTATCTCTCAGAAATCAGCTCTATTGGGCTGGTCAATGGAAGGCTGCTGCTTGGTTGGATGACTATCTCGGGAAGCTGTTGAAACACTTTCCGAACGTAGCTCCGACCTCACCCGTGCTGGGCAGGGAGTCAGCTCTTGGATATGAATTCCAAAGGCTGGATCCATACGTGCACAGCCCCTTGGTTAAGGGCTATTACGTGTACGCCAAACCCCCTCCGGATGTTTTGGATGGGGATGGTGCCCTGCTCAAGTGTCTCTTGAGGAATACCTCTCGGCCCTGGGATATAATCCCGGAACTGGGAGAGAAACCTCAGTTCGACGTTGCGAGCGTCGATGATGAGCACTTGGAGCGTTCTGGACGCCCCGAGCACGTCAGCATCAAGC